ATCGTGCCGAAGATCATGAATATAAAAGGAGGACAAGAAAATAATGGAAAACTCCGACAACTTTAAAGTCGCCCTCGATAAAAGCAGATGGGTATTGTTTCCTAATTTCAGAAAGCCTTGCTACTATTTCATCTCTAGTAAGTTGGTCGAGTTGATGGGTAGTTTCTCGCCTATCAATAGTAAGACCTCCGAGTGCCGACCTTATTTTCTCGGCATTAATCGCAGAACTATATTGACCATTTTCTTCTGCACCTTGACTAAGTTTAGAAAGTCTTTTGAGTTGACCAATAAGAGTTACTCCATATTTTCTTTCTCGAGTTTCTCGGAGTTCTTTTAAATGTTCTGTTACAAGTGGAAAATCTCGCCCATTCAAAAGCAAACTCGCAGTCTTGTTTGCTTGACTAACAGAATAGCCTGCTTTTCTAGCACACTCGGCATTACTATAAATACCCTCGCAAACAAGTCTACAGAATTCTTTTTGTCTATTAGTAAGGAACTTTTCTTTTGGCATAATAAAAATACTATAGGGTTTCTACCATATTTTTACAATATAAAAACGCAAAATTATGTCTTGACCTCATTTATGGCACATATGAAGTGTAGAAAGTGTAACCAAAGTGTAACCACTAACCCTATAGCTGATAAGGGTTTGAATACCTTTTCTACACTTTCTACACTTTCTACACCTAAATTTCAAAAAAAAATAATTTCAAAAAAATATGGGGAGAACACTATGTATAAATGTTTTAGTTGACAATGTATGGGATTCTATGCTAGGATTCCTATACGGAAAGTAATAATTAACAATGGAGGTATTATGAAAAAAGTAATTATAACTTTAGAATTCGAAAAAGAAGAAGTAGATCAAGAAGATGTAATACAGTACCTACAAGAACTAATTGAACAAAACTGTTTATCATATGAGGAGATAGAATAATGATTCAAGAACTAAACCAACAACTAAAGTCCATGTACCTTGAACCACGAAACAAGCTACGAGTAGATGTTGACTATGTAGTGGGAAGATTAGAACACATAGTTGAGGTAGCCACACAATATGAGATAGATGCAGATTCTCAAGTTGATGGATATGACTACCTTGTTAAAGACATAGAAGAATTTTTAAATGAACTTAAACAAAACATGGAGAATCATAATGGAAAATAGATTAATCAAAAGTAAAGAGAATGAACTAAACATATATGAATGGGGAGTGTTTATTGAAAATCAAATAGGAGAAACTTTTGAAATAGCATTACCCGAAGATTTACAATCAAAGGTTTCTGAATTTTTACATAAAAAAGCAGAAGATAAAGATGTAGTTGGTTCAGATACAAATCGTAAAATAGAATGGTAAAGGAGAACCATAATGGAAGATAAAAAAATAATTAAGAAAATAAAAGAGTGGCTAATATCGGACATGGGAGAAGAAAGCTACCCTCAAGCAGTTCGTATGAATAGCATGGCATTATTAGAATACATAGAAAAATGGGAGAACCAAAATGAGTAATGAATACAAATACATAGTTTGGGTTGGTGGTTGTGATGACTATTACACAAACTACAATGATGCAAAAAAAGATGCAGATGAATGGAAATTCAAAGGTTATAATGATGTAATAATTGAGGAGATTAAAAATGGAAATTAAAAAAATAGATGATGCTATTTATGATGCCATAGAAGAAACGCATTGTAGTTTGCAACAATTAACAGATGACGAATTAATTGATTGCAGAAAAGTTTTAGAGAAAAGATTAGAAAATGTTTTATTCACTTTACAAAGGGAGAACCAAAATGGAAATTAAAACTTTAGAAGTTAAGAACATATCACACTATGCAAGAGGTTCAGAAGAAACACCTTGTTATAATGCAACAGTATATATTAATGGTAAAAAAGCCATTGAGGTTAGCAATGATGGACATGGTGGTTGTGATAGACAAGATCAATATCCTAACATTGAAGAAAGAGGATTAGTAGAACAAGCAGATAAATGGTGTGTTAAAACTTTTGGTCAAGATTCTTTTACTTACATGAGTGATGGTAAAGAAGAAACTTGTAGTTATGATCTTGATTTAGAACACTATTGCCATAAGGTTTTGTATGATTGGTTAGATACAAAAACCTTAAAGAAAGATTTGAAAAAGCAATGGTTGTTTGTAGAAAAGGGACAACTCATGGGATACAAGAGAGATTCAAGAGATACTGAAGATAATTTCAAAAAATTCTTTAATACAAAACACCCAAACGACAAGTGTTTAAACTTTTTACCATTTGATGATGCCCTTAAAATGTTTAAGGAGTGTGCATAATGGCTATACATACTATTGGAGATTTGATTCTCGAACTTTCAGACTATCCACATGATACAAGAATAGACTTTGTTATGTTAGGCGAAGATCAGGAAGATTGTTTTTATGATACTCCTTTAAATGCAAAGGGTATCGTGGGTAGTGGAGAAACAGACATTAAATATGTTGAACTAGGATTGGAGAGTGCATAATGCAAAAAATTATAGATAAAGCAATAGGTGTAATACAACATGAACTAGTCAGATCGATTGATGAATTTCATGAGGGAGATGAACTTACACAACATAAAATATCCAAGTCTTGGAGTTTGATATTACAAGAGATCAATTATCATACTCCACTAGGAGATTGGTACAAAGATGCCAAGAGAAGAAAAGTTATTGATGACGAGTACAAAGAAAAATGGAGGACTAAATAATGGAAACTTTATATTTTTATTACGATCACACTTATGGAGAGGGTGGAGTTATCGGACACTTTGGAGAGTTGATGGATTTTATTGACAACTCATATGACAAAGAAAGATTTTCGATCCAAGATACTTGGGAGGGTCATAAACTATGTTGTAAAGAAAATGATAACATTATTGAGGAGTGTGCATAATGAATGCTTGTGAGAGTTGTGGAGATTTACATGATCCTAGCGACATGGTTAATACAATCGAAGACTTCTATTTTTGTTACACTTGCGAGGAAAAGAATAGAGAACTGTATGATTTTATGTGGTTCTCTAAGTTTAGCAAAAAAGTTATTAAGGAGGAAGATAATGGTTAAAGTTACAGAAGAACAAGTAGAGTTTTGGTTAGGATCAGACATGACTAAAACTGAAATGATTGAATATTTTATGGACATAGCTAATGGAGAATATAAACCTAAAATATTTAAACAAGACATTATAGAAACTTGGCAATGGAATAACTGTTATGACAATTAATTTTATTGAAGAATGGATATGTGATGGTTGTGGTGGCATCTTTGATAAAACTGAAATGGTTGAATCAATACAACTACCATACTATTCATGTCAACCTTGTGAAGATGAATTAAAAAAAACTATGGAGGAAGTGAATGACAATTAAAATACCAACACCAACTTTTTTAGAAATACAATCTGAATTAGCAGATTGGTTAATGAGTACTGAATTAGGGCATGATGTTTATCTTACCATGCTTATAAGAACGGAAGACGAAGAAAGTTATACAGATGAGGGTCAAGAAATCTTCAATGAAAAATATGATGATGTTGAGGCATTCTTAAATAACTATTTTGAAAAGGAGGACAAATAATGGGTAGATATTATAACGGGGATATAGAGGGCAAGTTTTGGTTCGGTGTCCAAAGTTCGGGTGATGCTGATTTCTTTGGGTGCGAGGGCGAGGCATCTCATTTAAATTATTATTATCATGAGGGACATTTAGATGAAGTTAAAGAAAGACTAAAAGAATGTAAGAAACATCTAGGTAAACATAAAAAGCAATTAGATACCTTTTTCAAAACTGATGGCGACAAAGGATATAATGATGAAATGCTTTTAGAATATTTGCTAAAGAATAATCCTAAATACCCTATAATATGTGGTGGTAAAGTCCGACAACTTTTAGAATGGTATGCAAGATATTATCTAGGTAATCAGATTTATAAATGCATCAAGGACAATGGAGAATGTAGCTTTGAGGCAGAGTTATGAGTAAAAATCAAACTGATGTAGATGTTGAGAACTTTGTAAAAGATATTCCTAGTGATACGATCTTAATCGAAGTTCGAGGTGGCATGGTAAGTGATGTTCACAATGATCCCAATGGATATATGTTATTTGATTGGGATTCTATTGGAGAACAAGACACTATGGAAT